GGAAGTCATCTATCTTAACTCCAGATGATTTTAATATTGCAACAGCTAAAGCCTCAATTAAATCACCAAATATAAATCTCATCTTAGCATTATAAGGTGGGGTCTCTGCAACAGCACCACTTTTTTCCATTTGTAATTGGCACAGAGGTTTGCCTATGGAACTCATTCGTGGTCTAAATTCTTTCTCCCTTTCTTCTACAAATTGTTTTACAAAAGCCTGTTTACAGGCTTCTCCAAATTCATTTATAATAGTACTAGAAATAGGAACAGAGGCCTTATTGGCCTCCGTTAAAAATAATTGTACTCTGTTTAAAATACTAGACACTAAGCTTGTAACACCATCTCGGGGTCATCAGAAAGTTCATTTATAACTTTTGCAGATGCCGCATCTTGTTCCTTATTGCTATTGGCGTTTTGCCATTTTGTTGATACACGAGTATTTTCTTCTCCAATTAAAGCATTAAACATATCCATATGTTCTAAATCTTTTTGAGTAAAAGGAATCTCTTTGTTATCTATATTTACTTCTGACACATAGTACACATTACTACCTGCCTTTCTTCTTTTTGTCGTTAAATTTAATACATGGTTTTGCATTAAGCTCTCTCTACCTTTAAGACTTTTTAAAGCCTCTCCAATAGGGGTAAAGTTTGAACCTGTAACTCTAAACAATACAGGCATAGCATCTACTTTTGTAGGCTCTCCTGTAGGAGTTGTTGCATCCATAGAAACTAAACCATATACTAAACGATAACATTTAATATTTCTTTGGGCATCTACTTGTGCTTGAGTTAATTGTTCTTTATCTTTACCTATTACTTTACCACATCTTACACCACCATTTGTATCAATGGGTTCCTCTTTCCATGATTTAAAAATAACAGATGAGCATGGGTAATTATTATTATCCGGGTCATACTCCATATATTGATAAGCATTTATAAAAGGTCTAAATTGTATAGCTTTGTCTTTGATACTATATATTTTAGATTCTATACTGGAATCATAAGTACTATAAACGCCTGCAGATAATTGATTTCCATCATCATCTTCAGCCGCTCTATTTATTATTAGCCTGTCGATTGTGCCTGTACTTATTACAGAACCATCATCTTGGCCGGTCATTTTCATTATCTCCTCTTTAGTAAGAGAGTCAAATGCCTTTAAGTCGTTTACCATAGTTTACCTTTCTTGGTTAATTGAACTTTTACTATACACTATAATATATGTTTTTGTCAAGCATAAACTTTAGTTTCTAGCCAGTTAGAGCCTACTTTTAATTCAACATCTAGTGGAACATTGAAATCAATTCCATACATGTCTTTCATCCGTTGAATTACTCCTAAACAACCATTGTTTAGACAGGAAGCGACTACCTTTTCTTCTCCGGGAAAAACATCTGCCACAATAGAATCATGTACAGTATTAATAAGTAGGCTCTTGGTTTTATGTTTCTCTAGCAATTCTTGTATACCAATGCAAGCTAAAGGAACAATATCAGCAGTAGCAAATCCCTGCACAGGATAATTTTTTATCTGTGTAGAAAAACTTGAACCACCCCATGACATGCGTTCTACTTTTGGAAAGGCATACTGCCTACCTGTTGGTAGGGTAACAACTTTTGTTCGTATTGCCTCATTTTGTAGTTTCTCATGCCAAATTTTTATATCCGGATATTTTTTTAAAAATGCCGAATAATATTTCTTTTCATTTTCAGTACCAGACATACCCCCATACAGAGGTTTAAATGTGTGTGCTTTTGCATCTTGTCTTGAGCACCCAATAATACTGGCTGTGTAATTATGTACATCAACGCCATTTTTTATATCCTCCATTCCTTGTTTATCCTGTGATAAAAAAATAGCTGTTCTAAATTCTAATTGTGCATAATCAATTTCCATTATCTTTCCACCTTCAAATCTTGAAGTGATAACCTTACGAATAGGAAATGTATTACCTCTTGGTTGGTTTTGAAAATTTGGATTACGACTAGATAATCTTCCGGTAGATGTTACAGTTTGTCTAAAACTAGGATAAAGAAAACTTTTATCTGTTACAAATTTTTTAATCCCATCTACAAAAGTACTCAAGTAAGTTTCTAATGCATTATATCTTACAATTTTTTGTGCAAATATTTTTAAATCTTCACTAGATGTTTTGGATATTTTATCTAAAGTTAACCTATCAGATTTAAATCCTCCTTCAGATATTTCCATAACAGAAGTTATCTTTCCGGAAAATCCTGCTCTCTCATTTAGTTTTTTGTAAACAAAACCTTCTGCAAGACATTCTGAACATTTACTTAAATTTTTATAGGGGCTACCATTTACTTTTATTTTTTGGACAGTTCCTTTTCCCTTACATATAGGACATTGTTCAGCTTTAGTTTTGTATACAGGTTCTAATTGTTTACTAAATATTTGTTTTAATTGTTTTAATGTAAACCTAGGTCTTCGTTTTTGTTTTTTTGTAAACTTATCTATACCCAAATTAAATGTTTTTGACCATGCTTTTTTATCTTTTACTTTAAGACCATACATTAGCCATGATAATTGTTCTGGGCTAGAGGGATTAATTTTTGTATCTCCCATACGATAATGTATTTCCTCATCTATTTTAACACGCAATTCATCTTGCTCTCTTTGAAAATCTTTTTCAACTTCATCTAATGCTTCCCTATTAATATAGATACCATTATCTTCCATTTTGGTTAGAACTACTACAAACTGGCACATATTTTGTATTGTTTTAATTAAATGCTTATGTTGTGGTTTTTTTAATTGCAACATTTGTGCATCAAATAAAGACCTTGTTGCTTTAACATCTAGTCTTCCATATTCTTCTACAATATCAATAGGTATATTTTCAAATGAAATATTATTTTTTATATAGGATTCTGTTAAATCAGATTTTTGTATAGTACCTCTAAATGCACAGCAATCTTTTAATGTTAGGCTTCTTTTAATACCCCTATTAAAAGTGTATTCAACTAGCATTGTATCACAAACTCTACCATCGTATTTAAAACCTGCCTCCCATAGCCATAGTAAATCAAACTTTATATTATGTCCTACAAGTAATGTAGTCTTATCTAAAATATCTTGTATTACTTTTCTATTAGGTATACCTTTAAATTCTCGATGTTTAAAAAATATATATTCATCATTAATACCTAAAGATACTAAAAAATTATTAGGGTTTTTAGCAGAAGGGTCTTTATCTTTATCCTTACCTTGAAAACTTGTCTCCACATCAAATACACTAATCATTTTCTATAACTTTCTTGGGTTTCTATACTATGACAATTTGCACAAAGAACTATGCATTTTCTCATTTCTGTTTTTATTCTTCCCCATTGTACATAACTACTTCTTCTCATACATGCAACATTATATAATTTTGTAGACGGGTCGACATGATGAAATTGTAGTGCTACTGGATTTTTTTTATAGCCACAATGAGAACAACCTTTAAATCTTTTAACTCTATCTATTCTATTTGTAATCCAAGCACGAACAGTTTTGTGTCTTCTAATACTACCTTGTCTTTTTACTTGCCATGCTTTAGGTGAGTACCACATTGGTTTACCTCTTCTATCCATTCTTCCGGAATTAACAGGATGATTTCCACCAAATATATACCCATCTTCTCTTGTTGTTATTCCTCTAATCATACATCATACCTTGATAATTCTGGTATTATAGTACAAACAATCTGCCCATGCCAACCTGTTATTTTATTTTTACTTATATATAAACCCCTTACATTTTGGTCTGTATCAACTTTATCTCTAAATCCTACACCAATAATAACATCTGCTTCTGCGGCTTTACCTGTCTTACTACCTTCCATCATATCAAATGTTAATTCAAATTTACCATGACCATCTGCTGATGCCTGTGATATAGCAACAACACAGCAATTATTTCTTTTAGCTATCTCTCTTGCCCCGGTATATACAGCCCTAAGTTTTTCATCTGTTCTAGCAAAATTACCTTTAACATTTACTTTATCTAATTGGTCTATAATTAATATATCTGGTTTTTCTTTTTGTACAAACTCATCCACCTCATCTAATGACCAATCAACAGTATCAAGTATCTTAATATTTTGTTCTACTTCGGCCCATTTTTCTTTAGTTCCCACCATATCGGCACGAATTTCATCAAATGTCATACCTGTGTGAGCATTAATTAGTCTCATCTGTGTCCTAATTGCAGGCTCTTCATTGATAAGTGCACATACTTTAGCACCTTGAGAGGCAAATCCGTTAACTCCTGCGACTAAATTTACCCAGAACGCTGTCTTACCACTCTCTGGTCTAGCAAACACAACAACAAGATTACCTTCACCAACACCATTAACTTTGTCTCTTAACATAGGAAGATTAAATTTAAATTTTGTATTATCTTTTAATTTTTCTATTAGACTATTTACATCTGATGTAATGTAATCATATTCATCTTTATCTATATCATCAAAAGATAATTCTAATTCTTTTTTTATCTCGGAAAAATCTGAGTCTCTACCATTATATATTTCTGTTGCCAATACTGCAATTTTATTTGCTATTCGTCTTTTAAATAGTGAACGAATAATATTATTAGCTATATTTTCACTTGGTAATGTTAGTTTTTTTATTTCATCTATTAAAAAATAAAAATTTTCTTTCTTTGCCCTTGTAGAGGCAGGGTTGTATACATCCATATGTAAAGAGGATACTTCATTTATACTTAAATCTTTATCAGAATCTTCATGAGCATGTTGTATTGTTTCATACAACTCACCTGTGCCATTAGTAAAAAATTCTTTTGCTAGTTTACTTTTGTTTTTAGTATAAAATTTTTTATTTAATAATAGTTTTATTAATTCTTTTTCCATGTTGTCGCTTTCAATTGTTTAATTATTTCCTTCATAATATTTGTTTTACTTTTATTTTTCCATAGGTTTTTATAAAACTTTACATTATTTTTGTCAAGTATACAAGATGATGAACTAAGAGGCCAAGTTCGTAAGTATGCTAGATATGATTTATAAGACATCATGTACATAGGAATTTCATTTCGTTTTACTTTTAATTTTTTATATTCCCCGGTAAGAGAATACACGCAATGAAAATATTTTTGTTTTTCTAAGATAAACCAAGGGTAGCTACCACAATCAACTAATTTCCACATTATCTTATTTCCTCATAATCATTTCCTGTTTGCCAATATCCAGTGCTCTTACAAGAAATACATATTCTATTATGTATACCCTCACTTTGAAAAGGTTGATAACACATCATACAATCTCTTTGTTTTTTATTTACTTTTTGTTTTGGTTTTTTATAACCAGTCTTCCACATTTCAGTATACTCAGCTTTTTCTTTTATCATTTTTTTTACCCTCTCTTAACATATCAATCCAAATATCTTCAAAAGAAAATATACTTTTTTTTATGTTTGATTTTGTTTTTACTTTATCTTTTAAATCAATATACATAAATCCTGCTAGATAGTCAACAAATTGAGATTGAAACATTTTTTTATTCATTGCCACATTTCTCCTCATCTTTTACTTTGCTACAATAAAACTCTTTAGCTTTATCTTTTATTTTATTTTGTTTTTTAATTATCTTTTCTTTTTTTTCTGGATTAGGGCCTCTATCTAAAGCGTTATCAACTACATTAACTGCTTTTTTTGCAACTATAAATGAACAACTACTTAAAAATAAAGTTAATATTAAAATAATTTTAAGCATTTACCCACCAATCTGGAGCAGATACACCTCGTTCCCATTTAGCAAAATAAGCTTTAGCACCTTGATAATATTTTCTGTAAGCTGTTATATAATCATCATCTTTGTATTCATCTGGCATACATTGAGGAGGTGTTGTAAATCGTTCATCTGGTATTTCTTTATAATATTGATTATCATATATAACATTTAAAATACGAGATGATTTATGTAATTTGTTAAATCGTTTACAATATTCTTGACTAATAAATACAGCATTTTCTAATGTCCATTGAAAATTACTAAAAGTAGAACCCACCCATTTAGTCATAGGATGTTTAGGATAAGCAGGCTTATATAA